GGCGGAGAGGAGCTGCTGTCTGTCCGTGTCTGTGTCGGGAAGGAAGCTGACGGTGAAGCGGCCTGTGTCGGTGCCCTTGAATACCTCTGTTTCGAGGAGGTGCGCGAAGTGGAAGGTGCCGATGGGGGTTGTACCTCGGCGATAGGTTGTCTTTGCCATGATGATGTCCTTTCTGTGTAGGTTTGGTTGGATGGGGCGGTGTTTTCCCCTTCTCCTTGTGTGCCAACAGCTTTAGCATGCTAAAGGATGCAGGTAGGACAAGGGGTTGCGGGTTATATCTTCAGGTCCTCCCCTCTTGCGCTCTGATGGAGCCACAAGGCGTACTGCAATATCTTGGCAGTCTCCTTGATGGGGTCATCCTTCTTGCCCAAACGAGCGGTGTACTTGATGATGTTGCCGCGTAGGAAGCCTTGAAAAGCCTCGGTAGTCATCTGGGCCTGCATGAGTTGGATGGGCTGTACTGCGCCCTGATAGTGTGCGTCAAAGGCTGCCATTGATCGTCCCTCCCGTGCTGCCTGATGGCGCTGCGCCGCGTGCGGTGTCTGTGAGTGTGTCGGTCTCCTCGAAGGCAACGTCGATGTTTTTCTCGATGAGAATTTGAGCGAGGCGTGCGCCGACTGGGATGCGTATAGGGGTGCTCCCAAGGTTCTCGACGATGAGGTTGAGCTCGCCGCGATAGTCACTGTCGATGATGCCTGTCTGGTTGGCAAGGCGCAGTTTGGTGTTCAGTCCCGTGGAGGAACGCAGAAATACTTTCATGTGGTAACCCTCGGGAATCTCAAAAGCAAGGCCTGTGTGGATGAGGTGGGCCCGTTCTCCTGCGCGTGCAGGTGGGATGTAAGCCGCCTCGCTGGTGTAGACATCAAAGCACGCTGCGCCCTCGGTCTGCTGTGCGGGAAGTTGTACACCTGCGTGAAGGCGCTTGACTTTGATGATAACTGGGTTCCGTGCTTTCTTGGTCGGCATGGCTGCCGCCTCCTTTCGTTGTGAAAAAGACAAAAAAAAATAGCCCTACTGGGCGTTTTCCTCTTCTCCTTGTGTGCCAACAGCTTTAGCGTGCTAAAGGACACCTGTAATTACTGGGTTTCTGGAGACAAATAAGAAGGCACGGAACTTTAGTGTGCCAAGGGGTTGTTAGGTTATAAGACAAATAAGATATAATATATTATATATACTTATAAGCCTTTTCGTTTTATGCGTAGTAGTGTAGTGTGTAAAGGTGAATGATAAAGTTACTGAAAGCTTCCTCTCTCTTCTTGTATCTCATCTAAAATAAAATCAAAAAGCAGGGAGTTAAGTTGTCCCTGCTTTTCTTTGTTTGTTAAATTTGATTCACTTGCTCAATTAGTTTGAGCCGCTGTCCTATTGTGCATTCTGCGATACGCGTACTTAATGCTTCGCGCTCCTGATGCGTCCCTAGTTCAGCATCTAAGATATCGAGATGAAGGCCTCGCACCTTTCGCCGATCAATTATATTCCCCCAGATGACATTATTCATGATGTCTTGTTCTATGGGTGTCAGCTTTGGTAGTTCCTCTAACTCAAGAAGAATCTGATAACGTCCCACAATTTCTCCAAGACGAGAAGAGAAGTTTGTTTCGGTACCCTTTACCTCTTCTTCTAAGTGTTCGAGTGCTTCATTCATGTACACATTTTTACGTGCCATAGTAGCACCTCCTTTTCTACTACCTAATATATATCATGTGTGTATATTTGTCAATATTTTATACACATAAA